CTTTTACCTTTTTGATTTGCATTTAAACTCATATCTTTTGAAAATGTTTTCTTATTATTGCTCCAAGTTCAGCATCATTAGTATATATTCTACACAACAAAGCAATGTTGTACTCAATAGGAGAATCATCACTACGATAGTGAGAGTCCTTAGTTTGTCTGTATTCATTTAATGTTCTCTTTTTACTTTTCAAAATATCTTTTTATAATTACAACAATTAAAGCACCAGAGATAAAACTGGTTACGTGTGATAGTATTAACATTAATAATATAGTTTTCATTTCTTAAATGTATTAAATTTTTTCTTAAGTTCAGCAGTTTCTTTATATGCTTTTACATTTTGCATTGTTAATAATGTTTGTTTGTTTTTCATTTCATCAACAATTAACCTCAGCTCTAACATACATTTTAAACTATCTTGCAGCGTTTCTACCGCTTCTAATTTACTTTGTGTTACTTTACCTACTTTTAAACCTTCTTGTGCTTTTAAAAGTAATATTTCTAATTTGTTCTTTGTTATTGTATAATCTAAATCTGTCATTGTTTTAAATCTTCTGAGTAAAGTAATTCATCACCAAGTTTTTTATCTAATGTTTTAATTGTTCTGTATATATCTATGCTTTTCCTTTTAACTTCTTCTTTTTCTGCTTTAGTAGAATCAGTACCTAAGTGTGCATATAAACTACAATCTATTTCTAATAGTTTATCTATTTTATCTTTGTTAGTCCAAGTTTTAAACTCTAAAAACTTTTCTATGTCTTCATATTTATATCTCATTGTTTTTGTTTTAATACGTTATTACCACCAATTGTAAATCCTAAACCACTATTGTAATCAAAACATAACGGGTCTTGTAGTGTGCAGTTACCACCAGTTTCACGGTCTTTTATTTTTTCTACTCTTACTTGTGTCATCATCCATAACTCAGGTGAATTTATAAATCTATGTATGCTTAAAAATCCATCACAGCGATTTGCAAACACTTGTCCGCCTTCAACATCACTCTTTCTTGCTGGTTGTATGTATGAAGCGTATTCGTGATTTGGTGGATAAACTCTTCTTGCTGCTTCTGTCATTGGATGTGTCATTACATATATTGATTTACCTGTTGTGTTACAAAATTCTCTAATATCATTGCATATTAAATAATTACGTTCCCATTGATTTGTTTTTCTATCGTGGTTTAATCCTGTAAATGGGTCGAGAGCACAAGCATCACAATTGCTTTCTTTAAATATTTTAAGTAAATCTTTATGGTTATACATTTTTTTATTACTTACAAACGTAAACCATTCAGAAATTTTATTATTATAATTTTCTATTTGTGGTTTAGTTAGTTCATTTAATTTCTGTTGTGCATACATTTGAATTAAATCTCTTGTTAATTGTCCAGCACTATTTTCTCCACTCCAGATACACCACTTAACATTATGTTTTACACTTAAGCATAAAAAGTACCATAACATAAAATTAGTTTTACCAACATTATCCATACCAACAACAACAGTAAAAGAACCTTTTGGTTTATGAACAAACCATTTATCTAATTCGTTGCCAATTTCTAAACCTTTCTTAATCTTACCTTCTTTAAAAGCAAATAAATACTTAAGTTGTTCTTCTTTATTTATCAGCATCTTGTTTTTCTTTTAAGTATTGGTTTATACTATCGGTTGACATATAAGGTTCTTTTCTTTTCTTATCTTTTCTTAATGCTTTAGCGGTGCTTAAGCCCCCCTTCTTTCCGTTGCTAACATTTCGTTTGTGTTCTACTAAGCGTTGCTGGTATTGTTCATCTAACCATTTAATACTAATAGCTTCTTCTTCTATCTTAAATAGTTCAGCATCTAACAAAGTACTCCATTGTTTAGGTATTAATGTTTTTATTTGTTTTCTTGTTACATTGCATTCTTTGCTCCAGTAGTAACAGCAAACTTTCATAAATGCACCTTGAACATCTAAGTCCATAAATGATATTGAGCCTGTAATCCATTGATTAGGATAAAATTTAAAGTAGGGTAATTCTTTCATAATTATATATTTTGATTGTTGATTATTTTTATTTTAAAACCTTCTTGCTGAATATCATTAAAATATTTTACTTTAAAAATATTATCTGATTTTTTTTTTGAACATCCATTTTCTAAACTCTTATATAAATCAACAGTTCTCATTATTGCACCACCTAAAAATGTGTAATCATTTTTAAAATAGCATTGGCAAGTATATAATGGATATAAATATCCTTTTTCAATTGCTTCAACTCTTTTTTCATATTCTGTTTTAGTGCCTGTATGTCTTTGCTCTCTTATAGTAAAACTACCCCAATTATTACCAAATTGTATTCTACTTGCTACTGTTATTATTTGTTCTTTATTTTCAACTATCCAATCAATACCACATTTAGAATCTAACTTTTTAAGAATAACATTTTTATTTTCTTCTATACTTTCAACAGTCCATTCATTATTAAAAAATAATTTTGGTATTTGTTTTAAAGCTGGTATAGTTTTTTTTAAATCAGTACTCCAATGATTATACTTTTTTACATCCTCTTTCATAAGCTATATTTATTGCGTTTGTATCAATATCACATCCGTAAGTTTTTCTACCAAGATTAGCACCATTTAAAATAAATGTACCAGTACAAGCAAAAGGGTCAATTATAATATTATTTTCTTTTGTTGTATGATTAATTAATCTTATAGCAAGCTCATTTGGTTTTTGCCAAGTATGATACCTATCTCCTACACGACCATCAGGAGCATTTATATCCTGAACACTAAACATTTCATTTGTAATCCTATTATCTAAAGGATTGCTTTTTTCTTTATATAAATGTAAGACAAATTGATAATTCAAATTATATTTCATTTTAGGTGTTACTCCTAAAGTATTTCTATAAGTCCAAACTAAAGGATTATCTACTATCCAATTAGTTTTTAAAAGCACTTTTAAATAACTATAAATTTCAATAGGATAAGCGCCTATACAAATAAAAGCACGACCAGTTTCTTTTACTTTGTCAAGTGCAGTTAATAACCAAGTATTAATAAACTCATCCACATTATCTAAATCTGTGCTATAAGGTGGGTCTGTTAACAATAAATCAACAGAATTATTTTCAAATCTTTGTAAAAAATCTATACAAGATTCATTGTAAATTATAGCTTGATTTTTATTTACATCTTGTCTTTCTTCTTTTGTAGTTTTTATTAAATTAACTTTTTCTTCTTTTTTTATTTGCTTGTACGCTTGGTTAAAAGTAATTTTATTTTTTAAAACTTTTTCTTCAATTTCTGGTGTTGCTTTTTTAAATACAACATCTGCCATTGCAACTTTACCTGTACTCCATCCTAACTCATCAGCTATTTCTTTTCTTGAATTAATTGTTTCCGTTTTGTCAATTGTTGACAAATCGGGATTTTTATTGCCTTGTTTTAATGTTTGTATTTGCTTTTTTTTACCTTTTTCTTTTAATAATTTACGCTTTTCTTTTCTATTTAAATACCTTTGAGCATCAGATAAATTACGTTTACCAAATTGATTGTCAAGCATCCATATTTGAACTTCATCTTCACTACTAAAACTTTTACTTTCTGTTTCAAATTCTAGGTTCCATTGTTTTGCAATGTTGTATCTATTGTGGCCATCAATTATATAATTATTCCATAATATTATCTTTTCTCTAATACCTTCTTCTAAACAATTATCTTCAAGTTGTTTATATTCTTCTTTAGTTAGTGCTGGTATTAATTTTTTAAACTCTTCTTTTATTTCAATTTGTTTCATAATATGCTTTATTTTTTTGTTCGTATTTGTAGTAAGCTAATAGCTCATTTTCATTAAGTGATTCTTCTTTATATAGTTTATCAAAAGCAAAGGACACATTTTTAATGTCCTTTACTTCTTCTTTTGGTTGTATATAATCAATATACTTAAAATCTTTCTTTTGGATTTTAAATGCCTGTACCAATGAAATATAAGTTATATTATACTTCTTTGCTATCTCTGGCATTGTTAGTCCGTTCATCAACATATTTTGTATATCCAACGAACTCAAACCCAATGCGGTTAAGATTTTTGATTGTTTCATAATACTTAAAAGGGTAAATCGTTTGAAGTACTACTTGCCTCAGCTTTAGGTGCTTCTGCATCTGGCTTCCAAGTATCTACACTAATACTTACATCTTTGCCATATTGGTCAGCTTCATCTTTTAAATTAATATTTAGTTTGATGAATTTGTTGCCATTATACTCTTGTATGTAATCAGCGATTTTAGTAGGATTAATAGTTACTTTTAACCATTTAGGATTCATAACTTTACCACTACCACAATATATTGTTTCTTCTTTTTTATCCATTGTTATTTGTTTTTAATTAAAATTTGTAGGTTATTCCTACAGCTACAAAAAACCCTCCTGTAGCTATTGCAAATGTATTAGGATTTAAATTTAACTTCTGCTTATGCCATAGCATATTAGTTGTTCCAGCAGTCATTAAAGATAAACCACCTATGATTGCAAGTTTTTTCATAATATTTCTTCTGTTTCTGTTTTTACTTCTACAATATCACTTGAGTAACCTTGAGGTTCTCCATTCCACTCTTTAAATTTATCTGTATAATAATCATAATCCATCCAACCTTTAAATAATAAACTATCATCTAATTTATATATCTGTACATTAAATGGTGTTGTGGTTTCTATTGCTACAATGTAAGCATCTGTATCTTTATCATATTGGTCTTGATACATTGCCAACTGCATTTTATAATCATTATAGTATAAATCGCGTTCAAAGCGTTTTCCAGCATCATTAGTGGTTTTTATATCAACTATACACTTCTTGCCGTTAAACGTTGTTAGAAGGTCTGCAAAGCCTTTAAAATTAACATCTTTATGTTGCCACTCTAACTTAATTTCAGTATCTACTTTATTTTGCATCATTTCAGTAAGTACTGGATGTAACATAGCATTGTTAATTATCTTGTTTGCATCATCTAATTCTTGTTGTTTAATTAGTGTTTTACCTTCGTTCTGTTCTTTGAACTCAATCCATTGTTTACCAGCTCGCCTTGCACCTTCAAAAATTGCAAACTCTTTAGTAAATGTATCTGGTTCTAATAACATCTTGTGTATTATAGTTCCAAACTGCATTGCATCAGTAGTTTTTAATTCTTTGTTCCAGTAAGCCAATAAATGGTTAGGAGATTTTTTAAACTGGCATAAAGCCGAGTAACTCAAGTGATTCTTTTTCATAATATAGTTTTTAATTTAATTCTTAAAATAATCGATTGCCATAGCTAATACGATTCCACCAAACACACTTGTCATAATAAGCGTTGCTAATTCTACTGCATTTGTTTCTATCATTGTTTCTTGAAATTATCTGCTTCCTCTTCTGAATAAACACCATATTCGTAAGCATTGATTAATTTTAGCACTAACCTATCTTTTAAACGTTTCTCAGCCATTGACCAAGGGTATACCATCTTGCAGTTCTTAGGTGATGCTTCACCAGTTGACCACATAACTTTATTACCTCGTTTTGCATCTCCTACTATTGCAATATCTTGGTTGCCATCCCTGTATATTGTAGGTGCGCCAAATTGTATGTTTTCTTTTGCTGCTATCTTTTCGCAAGCATCGTGAGTTATTATCCACATACTTCTTGTGCCTCTTTTTAATTCCCAAAAGTCATCTTTTGATAAATTATATTTTTCTGCTAATTGTTTAATTTTCATAATTTTTAATTTTAGTAAATATAGTTTTTAATTTATTCATTCTTTGTTCGTTGTATTGCATTGCAATTGTTTTTAATTGCTTGTCAATGTTTTCTAATTGTGTAATAAACCCTTCAAACCTATGTCTATGTATTTCTAAATCATTAGGTGATAGGTGTATTCTACAGATAATCCTTTTATTCCAGTTAGCTCTAACTACTAAGTTTCTTAACCTTTCTTGTAAGTATCTGTTAGTTTCATAAGCCCACCAATGGTTAATGTTCTCATTGTGGTGCTGTTCGTTATGTGGATGTGGATAATGTATCATTGTTCATTATATTTCTCCATTAAACTAAGTAATACTTCAGAATAAGATTTATGTCCATTTTCTTTGCATTTGCCTTGAAACTTAACCAACGTTTCTATTTTCTCTGCTGGTACGTAAAAGGTTCTTGTTGTGTATGATATTTCTCTGCTCATAATTGTTTAGTTTTTAAATTATGATGTAAATATATATATAATTATAATACAAATTACAAAACACACTAAAAACTTTATTAACAATCAAATGTTAATTCTAAAATAAATGTGTAATTCTGGCTACTTGGCCATTGTTCTTAGAGAAGATAAAACCTTCTATTGCTTGGTTATTAGAAGAAGTATAACCCATTTTATGATGCCAACTATCTGCTGGTGATGGACTACGTAAACTTTCTAAACTGCAACCAATTAAATCTTTACTTACTTTGTGATGTACGTGATGAGCAAACATATATCTGTATTTTGTTTCACTCCATTCTTTACACTCATCAGCCATTAATAAAGGTAATAAATCCCATTTAGCACCATCTCCGTGAGTGCTGCCGATTAACGAGTTAAAGTAGGTGTAATATTTACGATGTTGTAAACTAATATCAAAAGTGATGTTCTTGCTATTTCTAAAATAAGTTGCAATTGTATCTGCTAAACAAAAGCCAGTTAAGTAATCGTGGTTACTGCTATTGTAAACAACGTGCAAATCAGGATAGAAAGAAACTAATGTTTCTATAATATTTATATATAATCTTTTAGCTATATGAAAATGCTCAAAAAACATACCATCTACATCCTGAACTGTGCCACGCGTAGTTTTGCCACCACTTGGTGTATCAATGTGCATTACATCATTGCCAATACACAATATTAATTTATCTATATTAAAACCATTACTTTTTTGTAATATACCATCAATAGCTTCTAATGTTCTTTGTACTGCTATTTGTTTATTGTATTCTTCGCCACTTACAAAAGATTTGCATAATTTACCAATATGTATGTCTGCTGGTGATATTAAAAGGCAATGTCCATCGTTTACTTTAGGTTTAACAACCTTTTCAAAGTTTGGCGAGTATTCTTTTAAGTCTTTTAATAATTCTTCTTTAAAACCTTTTAAATCGTTTTTATTAAAATTAGGATTCTTAAAATATAAGCTGGCTTTTTTGTTCTTTATCCAACCACTATGAATATCATTTGGGTTTAAACCTTCTGCTTGTGCTTCTTGTTTTAACCTTCTATAATCGTTTATAATTTGTGCTTCGTCTGTGTTGAGGCGGTAACGTGGATTACCTGAATCTTTCCACCTTTTTTTGTGTGATTTCATTTAACAATTTTGTTAAATATAATAAAAATAAATTATTTACTACTTTTTTGAGCTTGTGCCATAGTAAAAAGCAAAGATGTTTCCAATAACAACACCCTCTACCATACCCATTAAATGAACAAATAATTCATTATGTAAAACATCTGGTATATATACAACCGCGTAAACTACAAACATAAAACAAGATAAACCAACAACACCTGTTACATTCATCATCCAGTCATTACCACCAGCTTTAGTAATTTCAATCTCTCTTTTTCTTGCTGAATCTCTATCTGCTACTTCTAACTTGTATAGTTCTATAACTCTATTATGTAATTCTGCTTTTTCTTCTGGTGTTAAATCTGGGTCTTTAGAAATAATATTCTTTAATATACCCATAGTACCGTTAGAAGGTAAAACATCGCCAATAAGCTCTAATATTTTAGGTGCTTTCTCTTTTAATAATAAACCTATTTTAGTATCTTTTAGCTTCTTCATCCACTACAACTTTCGCAAGTTTCATCATCAATATTACAAGTTCTTTCTGGTACTGGTAAATTCTCCATTCTTTTAATTAAGTCCTCTAAGTTAGTTTGATTTTTTTCCATCTACTTTATTTTTTGCTTTTTTTGATTTTACTTCTTGTGCTGCTGCACTTTTTGGTTTAAAACCTTTTGGCTGAAACTCTAAGTATTCAGCTTCAGCATCAAAGCAAGGACATTGCTTCATAAATTCCCATTTATCAATTTTACCATCTTTATTTTTGTCTGGTGATAAATCTCGATGTCCGTGTATAGTAGCTTTTGGATATTTTGCTTTAAGTTGTTTAATTAACTTAATTAATAATTCTTTTTGTCTTGGTGTTCTTGTGTCTTCAGCTTTACCAGTTACAGCATTTAAACCACCTACATAACAAATTGCTATTGCATTAGAATTATGCCCTCTTGCTGAGGCTGGTATTCTATGAACTGGTCTACCAAACTCTATAGCCGAATTAATTACATAGTGATAACCAATATCACTCCAATTTCTTGGTTCTGATGTATGCCACCTTTTAATTGTGCTTGCTGATATACTATTGCTTCTTGTAGCACTACAATGAATATGTATTTCTTTAATCTCTCGCATCTTTTTTTCTATTTACTTTTTTTTTTGCACTTGTTATCAATCGTGCTTCCATCTTAACAACTTTAACTCTTAGTTGAATATTTTCTTCAATAAGTAATTCAATCTTTGTTTCTAGTTGTGTTATTTTATTAGTAAGAATTTCAATTTGTTTAGTATATAAACTTTCTTCTCTTTCATCTTTTTTAGCACCTATATCCATTTTCTTTTGGATAATTGCCCAGATTTCTTTTATACCAAATGCTGAAATAATACCAGCTAACGCTAATAATAAATTGTGGTCATCCATTCTTACTAATTTAAAATTGTTCATTCTGGGTCTGGTGTACTCCAAGCACTTGTTGCCATTAATGCTAATGCCTCTGTTTGGTTCATTATTTCACCAACAATAGGTAAACTGCCATCCGTCACAAAACTTGGCGTAACTCTATAGCTTAACAACCCTTGAGTATTTGCTAAATTTCTTCTCATTGATTGTGCGCTTTGCTGGTCAACTTGAGAGAATAAAACTAAATTGCTGTCTGACAACTCAATTACTATATAACTTTTATTATTCATTTTTTTTATTTTAATATTTTAACTTGGTGCTACATCTGTTGTTCTATCTAAAACATCCATATTTCTAGATAAGCCATTTGCTGTGCTATACGGTGCATCTCCTTTAATATCTATTGAACTAGTTCCTAAACCACTTGCTGAATATCCAACTCCATCTACAATGTCATTATTTGCCATATTAACACTTACAGCATTGTTAGTTCCTATTTCATCTAAACAAGTCCAGTTAGTATTAAAAGAACTGTTACTTCCTAATTGCCACCAAGCAACTGGTGCAGTTCCAGAGAAGTTATGTAAGTTACCTGGTATGCCTTGATTATAAACTTCTGTTACTTCTGTAGATGTTAAATTTGTATTCCAAAGAGCTACATTTGAAAGTTTACCAACAAAATAATCATAAAATGTACCAATTGATGCCCTTCCAATATTTAATTCAGCTGTACTAGTAACGCTAGAGTCTGTACCAATAATAGAACCTACTTCACTTCCGTTTAGATATGTTTTTAATGTTTTACTTGACGAATTGTATGTCATAGCTACGTGTGACCAATTGTTTAAGGATATAGTACTACCTGTTTGTACTTGTATAATATTAGAAGTTTCAGTAAATATTCTTCCCCAGAAATTACCACTACTATTAATATTTATAGTAAAACCATTTGAAGTACCAGCTGATGCTAAACCTCTTGTTCCTAATATTGCTGTGTCGTGTGAAGTAGGGTTTATCCAAGCTGAAACACTAAAATCTAAATTAGATGCTACAGTTCTATTTGCATCTAAATAATCATCAGCCCCATCAAAATCTAATGCGTAAGGACTATATCCAGATGTTTGCTGTAAGTCGCTTACAACTAAGTTAGCTGAAGTCATTCTATCACTAGTTGCGTCGTTACTACCAGCGTAGTCTTTAATTGTCCAAGTACTTGTAGAGCTGTTAAAAGTGTCAGCAGCATTTAGTTTATACCAAAAACGCAAATTAGAGGATTGTGGTTGCGTACCTGTATAAGGGCTTCCGTTATTATATAAAGTAGTTACTTCAGGTGATGATAAAGAAGCATCCCACATTTGTATATTACTAGCTTGTCCACCAAATTGTATAAAAAAATTGCTTAAAGTATTGCCTAAAGAAATTGTATTAGTAGCTCCAATAGCACCTAAACTTGTTGCTTGTGTACCACTAAAATTAAGAGTTTGTTCTTGTCCATTAATATATAATTTCGTTCTATCAGCATTAGTTGAACCACTACCATTAAAAACACCAGCATAGTGAAACCATTCTCCTATAGCAATTTTTCCATCACTAATAAGGTTTTGTGCGTCTGCATAATTTCCAGCTCCAGAAGTATCTATATTAATCCTTAATGCTTCAGCATAATAATAATAATTAATATTAAACCTATAATTAGAACCATCTTTTATTTCGAAAATATTTTGATTCCTATCAACGTTTATTTTAAACCAACCACTAAATGAAAAATTAGTTGCATTATTAAAAACTTGAGCTTGATTATTTAGAAATATTTTATCAGGATTGACGGTATAGTTCATTACTGGAAAATCAAATACATAGTCACTTAAACTATTATTTGGTACAAGATAATTAGCTCCGTTATCTACTGATTGGTCACCTAATTGATAGTAAGCTATAGGTTTTGGTGATAACGACATTGGATTTGTAATAGCAGTTCCACCACCATAAAGAGTAGAAACTTGGCTTGATGAAAGTGCATAATCAAAAATAGATAATTGGTCTATTTGACCTTGAAAGTATGAAAATCTAAATTTACCAATTCCACCTGAATAAATACTAGAATAACCTACAGCTCCACCAGAACCGCCTATACTTAAAGTGCTTGGAACACCGTTTATATATATTTGCCAAGTAGTTTCATTAGCAGAAGGCAACACAAATGCAACGTGAGTCCAAGCATTAAGAGGCACAGTTTCTGCTGTAATTACACGTCTAATGTCTGCGCCAAATCTACCAGTTCCGTCACCTTTATCTATTCTTAATGTTCGGTCTGACATAATTTTAAATTCTAACCCATAAACTATTCCAGTTTGAGGTATACCGTCATTTGCAAAAATACCACCAATACTTGCAAAACTAGAATCTATTTTAATCCACGCTGAAACTGAATAACCAGTAGCGTTTAACTCTGCCTCACTTCGTTGTAAAAACGTGTTATTAGGTGGCGGCCCAATTTGCACAAAATCTACGCTTCCATCAAAGTCCATAGAATAGTTAGAAACTTTATTTTGATTCTCGTTACTTGGTATACGCCATTGGTCGTTAAAAAATTCTGTACTCATATTAATCTCCCATTCTATACCACTTTACAGGTGGTGTTGTTAAATCATCTAAATCTGCTGTTTTACCTGTTTCTGTTGCTAGGTAAATACTTTG